TGGACCGAGTGGTACGTAGGCAAGCTGGACTTCACCGACACCTCCATTGCCGTGGCCAACACGGCGGTGTATCTGGCCGGTCAGCTGATCCGACACATCCTGGCCACGTTCTCGGCCAACATGGGTGTGGCGCAGAAGGACCTGAACCGCCTGTCGATGAAGAACGAATACTACTTCCCGGTGTTCGTCCTGACAGCGCGTGCCAAGCACTACTTCGCCTACATCTCTGCGCAGGAAGGTAACGTCTTCAAGGAAATGAAGATGGAGATCAAGGGCGTGGGCTTGCGTAACTCCAATGTCCCGCCGCGCCTGACCAAGGCCTCGCACAAGCTGATGCGCCACCTGATGGACTCGGTGATGGCAGGTGAGGCGATCTCGATCAAGCAGGTGTTGCGTTACATCGCCAAGAAGGAAATCGAAATCCGCGATTCGGTATTTAGCGGTAAGTTCGACTACCTCAAGTCGATGAACATCAAGTTGCGTGAGTCCTATTCGGAAACGGCTAAGTCCACCAACTACGATCACTACTTGCTGTGGGAATCGGTGTTTGCTCCCAAGTACGGCTCTGCAGGTGCACCGCCGTACCGGGCCATCAAGATCCCGATGGAAACCGACTCCCCGGCCAAGATGAAGACGTGGCTGGATTCGATCAAGGACCGCTCCATCGCCAAGCGCATGGAGGAGTACCTGAAGTTGAAGGGCAAGAAGTCTGGCATGAAGCAGTTGATGTTGCCAGAGACCATCGTCGGCAGTATCGGTATCCCCGAAGAGATGTTGGGTGCGGTGAATATTCGCGGTACGATTGCACAGGTCATGGAAGGGTTCTACATCATCCTCGAATGCCTGGGTTACTATCGTGCCAATGACTACAACACCAAGCTGGTCTCTGACGATGAATGGTTGCTCGATCCGGAATGGGAATTCGGCGAGTTGAACCTGGACTAAAAGCAAGACGGCATATAACCCCCGCTCTCCAGCACGGAGAGCGGGGGCGCCTTTTACAGGTATGGCACGATCTGCTCGCGCAGGAACGTGATGGCGTGTGCGTACTGCGCCGGGTTGAGCGGGTTGGCCAGGTACTTACCGCCATCCAGGGTCACCAGGTACGTACGCAGTTGAGTCAGGTACTGGCGATTGCGCTCGTTCTGCTGGGCTTGGTTCTGTTGCACCAGCCAGGCCACCATCTCCATACGGGCCAGCAGGACCGGCCACTGCATCTGATGGACGTAGCTCAGATCAGGCAGTCGCACGACCTCGTGGTAGTCCCGATGCCACACGGTAGGGAAGCTGGACAGCAGGGTATCAAAGTCCGGCTTCTTGGGCAGCATGTTGGCGATGAAGTTGGTCAGCACCTGATCGATGGCACCCGTCCAGTCCGGCAGGGCAAACGGATGGCTGTTGCGGATATTCGGCAACGGCTTTCCGTAATAGATCGCCATCATGCGATTGAACAGGGCCACCTCAACATGCGTATAAAGCATGTTGGGCAACGGCACCTCCATCAGGAACTGACCCATCGTCCGGGGCGACTCCTGACGTTCAATGATGGCTCGCTCGTGGCGCCATGCGCGGTACTGTGCGGCCAACATCGGGACATTGATGGAGATGACGCTGTACCCGGTCAGGGACTGCGTCACGCGCCCGTCAGGCACGTTCAGGGCCAGATCCGTACAGGGATGGTGTAATACCCTGATGGGATCGTAGGATCGCCAGTTCTGCTTGAAGTCCTGAATGTCGAACGTGTCTTCATTGGCGATGATGACTTCACCCACGCCGATGCGTTCCCCACGTCGACGGTAGAACACGCCTTCGGTGTGAACCTTGCCCACCGACAGGGGCGATGTCATCTTCAGTGCGGTGACTACACCGTGCATGGCATCGCCGACTTTGTCGACGTAAATTTCCACCGGAAGGTGCAATGAAATGTTGAGACTCTGTAGCAGTCCAATCAACAAGTGTGAGTCCAGCAGGGCGCGTGTATTGCTCTGCCGGTAGGCGATGATTTTGTCGATGGACTGTCGCAGCCCGTCTCGCAGTCGGTTGAACTCTGGCGGGCGGTAGCCCCCAGCGGAGCTAACCGACCGTTCATGGAAGAGCTGATACATGTCCACCTCTGAAGGAATCGTCATATAATCGCGAGTGAGATTGACAAGTGTAAAAAATAACTCGCGTATACATGGTATAGGACACAGTCCCGCTCACGGAAACGTGAGTGCCCTGACTGGAGCTTCTGTATCTCTCACGCTCAGGACAGGTGGAATGAAAGATATTTCAACCACTTATCATCCCTTTGTACACTCACGGAATAAATCCCGTCGGTGTCCATTGTGAACATAATCCTGCCGCTACTACAATAAGCATGAGGTAACCGCACCATGATCCAGAAAGACAAAGACCAGAACGGCACTCCGAAGGACGCTCCGCAGACCACCATGGGTCAGGCGTTCAAGGAAGCCGGGATGGCCAGCCCGCAAGCTGCCGCATCCACCCGTACCGAAGCCCCGGCGCAGTCGAATGTCGACACCGCCAGCCGCCCCATCCAGAACAACACCAAGAGCAACGCAATGGACATCAACACCATCTTCAAGCGCGACATCTCCCGCAGCGGCCTGAGCGGCGCGGCTACCCTGTACCAGGATGCCTTCAAGAAGCTGCTGGAAAAGCTGCCCGACGCGGCCAAGACCAACTACCAGATCTTCCTGGTCGACGGCGTCGGCACCCACTTCTCCTCGATCGTGCTGGTCAAGGCCTACTCGCAGGGCGGCGTGCCCGTCGTGGCGGCCTACACCTACCAGATCGAAGCCAGCGCCGGCAAGCTGCCGCCGCGCCAGGTCTCCCACGCTGGCACCACCTTCTCCCTGCCGACCGCGCCGGGCGATGCCATCGACAACACCCTGTGGGAGCGCGTCGAGCAGTTCCTGCAGAACAGCTTCGGCCAGTCGGCCAAGATCTTCAACGCCGGCGCCCAGCCGATCTTCGCTGAAGTGCAGCCGACCGACGAACTGCGCATCGCGCTGCTGTTCCGCCAGGCCGTCGACGCCACCTCCACCACCATGGTGCAGCAGGGCGTGATCAAGGAACAGCCGCTGGACGTCAAGCTGCTGGTCTCGGGTGGTCAGCCGGTCACCGGCGTGGACAACAACCCGGCGCCGCTGTTCGACATCCAGGGCATGCCGATCCGTTCGGACTTCCGCATCGTCACCCGCAAGGCCGGCGAGCAGAACAGCAACACCACCCAGTGGAACCCGAACGACAACCGCAACAAGGACCTGGTCGCCACCGACCTGTACATCGATCTGGATTACAGCCCGGTCCAGCAGGCTGCCAATCCGTACGGTGCGCAGATCCCGGGCCAGTTCGGCTTCCAGCAGGCTCCGTCGTGGCGCTACGTGCCGCGTGCGGTCATCACCAACATCGAGTCGCTGACCGATGCGTCGACCCCGGAACTGCTGGGCCTCGGCCTGGGCCAGGCGATCGTCATGTCCCGTCGCAACTACTGGCTGCAGGCCTTCGCTCCGCGCTGGCCGGCGACCGCCAAGAAGGGCGAGCCGAACCTGCGTGATGCCACGGCCATCGGTTTCGAGGTCAACCTGACCGGCGCCGAGAAGCCGACCCGCCTGCCGTACCCGAGCCAGCAGGAAACCAACGCGTACTACCAGATGCTGGCTGCCGCCATCTCGCCGAACCTGATGTACTCCATCGACATCGACGAAGCCGGCGACAACACCTGGCTGACCCGTGACCTGTACCTGGCCGCGCACAACGATCCGGAAGCCAAGAAGCGCATCGTCACCGCCTTCAACAACCTGACCGACGGCAAGTTCAGCGCGTTCTGGGACGGCACCCAGCCGATGGCCATCGACGAGAACAACCGCGTGCCGCTGGGTTACTGGACCCCGAGCACCGGCGTGAAGGCCGACATCCGTCAGCTGGACTACCTGGCCATGCTGAACATCGTCGGCGAAGGCGACATGAAGATCCTGCACGAGTGGTCGGCGACCTTCTGGGACGTCAACGTGCCGATGGAAGTGCGCCTGGAGCGTCGCGACCGTATCCAGCGTGAACTGCTGGCCGGTTACGTGCTGCGTGGCCACGCCCGTCGCCTGGTGCTGACCTCGGCCCTGCTGGGCGCCATCGTCAAGTCGCTGGAAGCCGCTGGCCTGCTGCTGCAGTCCAACGACACCCTGATCGACCTGACCGGCCAGACCGTGCGTGGCAACTACACCACGGTCAACCAGGCGCTGGACTTCAACGCCATCGGCGGTGGCGGCCTGTTCGCTTCGGGCATGGGCCCGGCGCAGCAGTTCCGCGGCGCCGTCTCGGGCGTGGGCTTCGGTGGCCTGGGTCGCTAAGCGGTAACAGCTGTGTAGTAGCAGCGGTGAATGGGGGCCCTTCGGGGCCCCCATTCTTTTTTTGCCGTCCAGTGAGTGTAAATAACTAGAGGACAACGAAATCCGATGTACTATAGTGCCTCTACAATCTGTCTGCGGGAGTAATGCCACTCATGGGTTTTTCACTGAAGATGACTAACCTTAACGAGGTCTACGCGACTTCGTCAACACCCCCGCTCTTGGTCAACAACTACAACATCTCAACCATTGAGGACCGGGAGTCGCTCAATCGATTGATCTATACCCACTACGACGGTGATGTGCTGAACATCGTCCCGTCCTGTGAGTGTGGTGATCTTCGAGGCGAGTTCAACGTCGGCATCAAGTGCTCGGCGTGTGGTACCACGGTCATGGCGGTGACCGAAAGGCCGCTTGAGTCGGTTTTGTGGATGGCTCCGCCCAAGGGCGTGGCTACCTTCATCAACCCGATGGCTTGGATTCAGCTGTCCAAGGCATTGACCTACAACAGCATCAACCTGCTCGAATACCTGGTCAACCCGACCATGGTCATCTCCGGTAACGTGCACAAGAACGTGCGCAAGCTGCAGGCGATGAATGTCGAGCGAGGCATCAACAGCTTCTATCGCAACTTCGACAGCATCATCCAGATGCTGGCCGACCAGAACATCATCAAGAACAAGAAAGAAGACATCTTGGCGATGGTTGCGATGTATCGCGAGTGCATTTTCTGCAAGTATCTCCCGATGCCGTCCAAGCTGGGCTTCATCACGGAGAAGACGGCGGTGAACAGCTATGCTGACACCACCATGCTGCTGGCAGTGGATGCGTTGCGTACGATTTCGGCAGTGGTCAACTCCACCCGACCGCTGTCGCCCAAGGTAGTTCAGGCCCGCACCATGCAGGCCAATGCAATGCTCGCCCAGTATCACGACGCGTTCGCGCGTAAGTCGCTGGGCACCAAGGAAGGCTGGTACCGCTCGCAGGGTTTCGGCGCACGTCTGCACTTCTCCTTCCGCGCAGTGATCAACTCGCTGTCGGAGAACCATGACTACGACGAATTGCATATCCCCTGGTCGGTGGCGATCATGGTGTTCAAGGTCCATCTGACGAACCGTCTGACAGCCTTGGCCAACTTCACGCCCAATGAGGTCAACGAGTACCTGCATGAGCACATGCAGAAGTATTCCGAACTCATTGACACGATCTTCCAGGAACTGATCGCTGATTCGCCGTACGGCGGTATTCCGACGCTGTTCTCGCGTAACCCGACGTTGCAGCGTGGTTCGATGCAGCTGTTCCGCATCACCAAGGTCAAGACCGATCCGCACATCAACTCCGTGTCGATCTCCGTCCTGTGCCTGAAGGCGCCCAACGCCGACTTCGATGGCGATGCCCTCAACGGCATCGTAGTGCTGGATCGTCACATGTACGCCGCACTCTCACGTCTGGCTCCCCATGTGGCCATCCTGGATACGCGTACCCCACGCACGCTGTCCAAGAACGTCATCATCCCCGCCCCAGTGATCTCGACCACCATCGCGTGGTTGCACGAAGGCGAGTAGTACAGCGAGGCCACGGACGGGCCTCGCTTATATCGCACAGTCCATCACCCTGATCCCATTCTCTTTTTCAAGGTTTCGCTACAATGAGCATCGTCGACGAACTCGATCTGAACGGTAAGTTCCGCCTGGTCCTGATGGAAACCATCGACATCCCCGATCCGGCCCGCCATGAGAAGGCGCTCAACAGCTGCAACGCCATCTCCGGCGCGCAGGTGCGCAAGCTGCTGGCCTACTTCAACCTGACCGACGAGGTCAAGCAGAAGGGCCTGAACAACCTGGAAGGCCTGTGGGGCGTGTTCCAGAGCGTGCGCAAGGCCCGCGGTACCGGCGAGTACATCCGCGACCAGATCCAGCTGGTGATCAACATCGGCGACACCCGCACCACCCGCATCTACGTGCGTGGCGTGCGTGACCGCAAGGAAGAAGTCCTGGCCGAGCTGGAAACCATCCGCGGCGCCGGCGATCTGCTGGAACTGCTGGGCCCGGTGGAAGCTGCGACCATCAACCGTCGCAAGTTCACCCCCCGGACCGACCGCAAGCCGGGCAACCACACCCCGCGTCCGGGCGGCAACGGCGGTCAGCGCAACTACAGCACCGATACCGGCCACAGCGAACGCCACCAGCCCTTCGATGGTCTGCGTGACAAGCTGCAGGGCCGTGGCCAGCGTGAGCGCGGCGACCGTCGCCAGAACAACCGCAACTCCGCTCACGCGTAACGAAACATCTTACAGACCTACAATATCCACGGTAGGGTAAACCACCGCCAACGCATTGAGGTCTAACAGAGTTTCCATTCACGTGAGCAGCCCGGTAGTATCGGGCAGGAGTTAATATGGCCCAGGTAATCAGTGGAGGTGAGCAGGGTTTCAACGCCCTCGCTTACGGGATGCCCCATCCGGGGACGATCGAATTCCTCCAGGGACAGATGTCGAATCTGACCCAGCGTCTCCAAGGCGCGCAAGACATCTTCATGCAGCACGCTCAGCAGGTGTATGACCAGTTCTACAGTAGTGATGCCTTGCGTATCGCACGTGCAGCACTGCGCCATGTGGACACCATGTGGCAGAGCGACTCGATCCAGCTCTTGAGTGAGATCGGGCAGTTCCAGAACGCGCCGCTGAGCATGATCCCGTACATCATGGCAGAGCCGACCACCCGCGCACTGTACCACGCTCAGCGTATCGACGGTTATTCGGAAGAGTACGTCGACATCGAGCCTGGTCTGGTGGGTGAGCAGCACTACCATTACCGTCGTGTCATGGACGGTGTGATCGTCATGAACGAGGACGACAGTCCCAATGCCCGCGAGTGGTATGCGGACACGTTCACCGACGAACTGATCGAAGGTGATGAGGATCTGACCATCGTGGATCAGAATGACATCCTCAATAGCTGGCAACATCAACGCTACTTCGCTTCGTGCGAAAATGGCGAGGACTACACCAGCAAATTCAACGCACGCATGGGGTAACGGTAAGTCCCACCACTGTTCAGGCAGTGGTGGGATTTTACTAGCCGGCTTTATTTTTTGTATTAGCCTCGGACTACGACCATGGGACAGCCCGTACTCACCTTGTCGACCAAGGGTCTGCTGCAAGACCCCCAGAGTAAGGCTGATCGGCAGATGGCTTACTATCTGACGACCAACCACTCCCAGACCAACATGTTCCGCAACTCGATCCTTTCTCTGCCCAAGCGCATCGAGCAGTTTGAGGAAGACGTCGACTTGCTGTGTTCGCAGGTTCGCGAAG